TATTTCAGGTAACGGCTTTGGTGAGTCCATCATCAGCGCAGTAGTTTCAGAAGCAGTTGCATCAGGTGATGTTCTAACTGTTACTGTTTCTACTCCAGTAGTAGGCGCACTTGGCTACAACATTTATGTAGGTATCACCAATGATGCAAACGCATTGAGATACCAAGGAACTCTAAAAGGAACTGGAACATTTACAATCCAGGGATTTGGAACAACTGGCCTAACTGGTAACAACGCGGCCTACTCCACTTCAGGCGCACTATCTTCACGCGCCGCAACAAATACCTCTGCATACGCAACAGGTTATGACGGAATCCTTCCAACAGTTCTAGGTCCAAACACAGGTTACAACAACGCAATCAACAGCACATTCTCAACCTCTAATCCAGGCGCTGAGTTCCAAACTGTTTTTGCTAACTTGTACCAAAATGTTAAGGCTGATCCTGACATGGTTCTTATGAACGGAAATGATCGTAAGCAACTTTCTGATGCGATCAAGTCAGGCTCAACTGCTAACTACCGTTTGGTAATTAACCAACCAGGTGAGAGTGGAACTACATACGGTTCTATTGTTACTGGTTTGCAGAACGAAGTAACAGGAAAAGCAGTGGACATCATGGTTCACCCATGGTTGAACTCAGGCGTAGCCCCAGTTCTATCATTCACTTTGCCAATTCCTGATACACAAGTTTCTGATGTTTGGGCGAACTTCTTAGTACAGGATTACATGGGTATCCAATGGCCTGTAACTCAGTTCACTTATGACTTCTCAACTTACTTCCGTGGAACATTCTTCTGTACCGCTCCTGCATGGAACGGCGCAGTTTCAGGTATCGTTTCAGCGTAAGTTACAACTAAATAAAGAAAGGGTGTGTCCTCCGAAAAGGCGCACCCTTTCTCTTTAAAAGGAGGCAGGCATGTCTAGATTTGTAGCACCTGACAGGGGTGTAAAAGAAACTGTAATTGGTGGCAAAAGTTATTACACAGACCGCCAAGGAATTTATCATGTAGAAAACAAGGCGCATCAAAAAGCAATGAAGGCTGAAGGTTTTTTTGAGGCATCATTAAATCCAATTTCTGCTGAGGACCGCAAACGCGGATTTACTTGCGTAGAATGTGGCTTTGATGGTTGGTTTAGAAAATGTGGCCGTTGCGGACATGAAAGTTCTACGCCACAGCGAGATGGAGAATAACAAATGGCCGTAGGCATAACCCCCGATACCTTCAGAGAAAACGCATATATTTCTGTAACGGAATACAAGAACGCGCCTACATCTTTGCCTTTAAGCACCCTAGTTGTAAACGGTAATCAACAAGCACAAGATGCGGAATTAGCAAATGTAATTTTGCGTGCATCTTCATACATGAATGAATATTTAAATCAGAATTTAGTAGCAGATCAGTACACAGAAACACAAAGAATCAGATACTCAGCATCAAGCGGGTATTACGCATTGCACCCAAACAACTCACCAATTATTTCTTTATCTTCTTTTGAATATGGACAGAATCCCAATCAGTTATTTGCCATCTCAGATTGTTCTAAATGCTGGTTTGAGGGCCAACAAATCATTGTTCCTAGCCCGCTTATAGGCTTTAACATCAGTTCCCAAGGCCCATTGGCCTTTGGAGGGGTGTCACCTACGGGTTGGACCTTTACCAAGTACACCTATGTAGCAGGCTATGTAAACACCTTCCTAGCCTCAAATTCAGCCATTGGAGCAACCTCCATAGTGGTAGATAACCCAGTAGGCATTATCCCAGGACAAAAATACAGAATTATTGATACTTACAAGAATGAATGGGTCACAGTTAGCCCTAACTACACCTACGGAAACTCAACCGTGACTCTGACTAGCCCATTAGTTTTTGCACATGATGCTGATGCAGTGTTTAGCAATCTACCAAATGTTTTAAAAGAGGCTTGTGTATTAATTACATCTGCCTTTATCAAGATGCGTGGTACAGGATCTACAACTATGCAATATACAACTACTCCTGCTAGCAACACGCCTAACACAGAACGCTTTGGCAATGAGATTGCTTTGGCTTTGGATATGGTGAACAAGTACCGCAGGATTAGATAATGACTACTCTTACAGGTCGCAGTGCGGTCCGCGCTACATTGTCAGAATTTATAGCCAACCCACCTATTGAAAATGTAAATCAGGTATTTACTTCCTTTCCTAAGATTATTAACTATGAGGTAAATGCACAGGCTGGTCAGATGACCCGCAGTGCAGTAGTAGTTTTTATTGCTGATGAATATGAAAACCGTTTGGCTATTGGCGGCGCAACTAACGGTTGGAAGCGTATTGATTACACCGTAATTCTTCAGATCTTTTGCGTTTCATTTCATAGAGATAGCCTTTTGGTTATGTCTGATTTTGACAATGTTGTAGATAACATTAAAGAGCGCCTCAGATCAGATCATAACTTTGGCGATACTTCAGGCAATCTTGTATGGCAAGGCGCTGAACCAGTTATACAAGCCCGCTACGGTGAACCTAGCACTGAGAAAGATGGCCTTACGGAAATCTTTGCTGAGATACAATTCCCCGTAACACAGATGATCCAAGCATAAGGAGCATGATGAAATATAAGTACAATGGAACAGATGAACGCGTGTTCCCTAGTGTTGGGATCACTGTAAAACCTGGTGATGAATTTGAAGCACCTGAAGGATTTGTTGCAAAAGATGTAACGCCTGCTGGAGCAAAACCTGCGTTTACAAAAGAATCTGAAACAACAAAAGTGTCTGTAACAACAGACAAGAAATTAGGAGAGTAACCAAATGGCCGTGCAACAATCCGTTAGGTCGTACCTTGGTATTGCTAAAGAAGCAACCAAAGGTACTGCCGTAGCACCAACCGATTTTATCCCAGTATCTAAGGACTCATTAAAACCCGTAGATATTATTGACCCATTATTTGATCAAGGTTTGCGTGGATCAAATGTATTGAATTACAACTACATTCCAGGCCGTACCCGTTCAACAGTTGATTATGGTGGCGCAGTATTTGCTGACACCGTTGGATATGGAATTGCAGGATTACTTGGCTCAGTTGCAACATCAGGCGCATCTGCTCCATTTACCCACACAATTTCTTTATTCAACAGCCTTACTTCTAATGTTGATGTACAGCCAATCTCTTACACATTGACAGATTTCTACGCTGTTGATGTGCGCTCATATCCTGGTTGCCAATTCTCTGATTTTTCATTGAAATTTAACGCAGATGGCATGTTGGAATATGACAGCAAGGCAACAGGTTTTGCCTCTGAATTAGTTTCAGATCCATCACCTTCATTCTCAACAGTCCTACCTACTCCAGTATGGCGCGGTACTGTTTCAATTGGTGGCTCTGCGGTAAGCACTGCAATGTCAGGAAACATTGACATGAAGCGCCCTGTAACTCCAATTTACGGTATCTCAAATACCCAAGATCCATACCAGGTATTTCTTGGACCATTAGAGGTAACTGGCAAAGTTACATTTGTTATGGAAGATGACAGCCAATTACTCAACTTCTTAAACAACAGCCAACCTGCAATTGTCCTTAACTGGGCTTATGGTGCAGGCGCGTCAGCAGTACAAATCCAAGCAACAATTACTAAGGGTGCATACACAGCCGCAGTGATTGAGCGCGGAGAGGATTTTGTACAGGTAACTATTGATCTAAATGGTCAATCAAATACTACTGATGCTGGTTCTTCAGGCGGTTTCTCACCTATTAAATGGGTGTTGCAGAACGCTAAACCATCAGGCACATACGCATAAATAAATCCTAGAGTAAGCGGTGCGGTTGTAGGGCGATTGCCTTCCCGCTCTCCCGCCCGCTTACTCCTTCAAGTATGATTGTAGGAAGGCTATTTAACCAGGAGGCATAATGTCAGAGGCAAAGAAAATCACACTACCATCAGGCGCAACCGTAACTTTGCGTGATGGAAATACGATCCGATACAAGGACCGTAAAATGCTGTACAAAACAGTTGATCAAGAAACAGATAGCGAACTAGGCAAAGCACTAGCCATGACTGAAACATTAATTCAGATGCTAGTTGTTGAGTGGAGTTTTGATCTACCAATACCAATGATTAAGAAAGACAGTTTAGAAGAATTATCCATTGCTGATTTTGATGCTCTAGTTGAAAAGACAAAGGAAATTCAGAAAGCGCTATTCCCTAGCCTTTCAGATACTCCTGAGAATGAGGCAAACCCAAAAGCGATTATCGCCAACTCCAACGGTTAAAATGGCTGTTAGAGGGTGGCGAGCGCCATGAGGCGTTTGACTTTCCTGATGAACAATGGAACTACTATTTCATGGCAGACAAGTTTGGTTGGACACCTGAACAGGTAGATAACCTTCCTGCTGGAACGGTAGATTGGTTGTTAGCAATAGCAACAGTTGTTGAACAGGTGAAGGCTGAAAGGTTAAAGGATTAATGGCTGGTGGCGCTTTTGTATTTAAGAATCTTGATGAAGTCCTAAAAGATTTTAAAGTCACGGGCCAAGCAATTGAGCAAGGCGTTCAAATTGGAATCATGCGGGCTGGTCTAGCCGTAGAACGCCAGGCTAAATTAAATTTTCAAGGCACAAGATCTTATGAGAAAAGAGTAAGTAAAAAGACTGGCAATGCCTGGTTGAGAATTACACCACCCCGCCATGTTGGTGGCAGTGGACCAAATACAGTCACTGGTAATTTAAAAAGATCCATACATACAACTACCCGTACAGGATTTGGAACTTATATTGCAGAGATCAGCGCATCTATGGTTTATGCCCGCGCTGTTGAGCAAGGCTTACGGCAGAATCCAAGTGTAAAATATCCATACTTAGAACCTGCCGCTCTAATGTTAATTAGAAACGGTACAGTTCAGCGTGTATTTGTAACTGCTATTAAAGAGAAATTGAGGGGATAAAGTGGCAACAATTGACCCCCTAGTAATTAAATTACAAGCAGATGTCAATGATTTGAAGGCTGGTCTAGCCCAGGCTACAAATGCAATTAAAGGTGTAGATGACAGTGTGAAAACTGCATCAACAGGCATGTCTAGTTTTATTACAAAGATCAAACAAGTAGGCGCAACCATGGGTGTTGCATTTGCTGGTACAGCAATAGTTAAGTTTGGTAAAGACACCATATTGGCGGCAAGCAATATGAATGAATCTTTATCTAAGATGAATGTAGTCTTTGGTGAAAACGCACAGGCTGTTGAAAAATGGGCAAATACATCTGCTGAGGCTATGGGTTTATCAAAACAAAAAACCATTGAAGCGGCTGGTACTTACGGAAACTTATTCCAAGCATTTGGTATTGGTCAAGATAGCGCTACAAAGATGTCCACTAGCCTTGTGCAATTGGCATCTGACATGGCCTCTTTCAACAACACATCTGTTGATGATGCGTTACTAGCATTACGCTCAGGTCTATCAGGTGAAACAGAACCATTAAAGAAATTTGGTATTGCTTTATCTGAGGTTAGATTAAAAGAAGAAGCGCTAAGTATGGGTCTGATCAAGACTACAAGCGGTGTATTACCTCCTGCAATCAAGGCACAAGCGGCTTTCTCATTGGCTATGAAAGACTCAGCATTAGCACAAGGTGACTTTGCAAGAACTGCTGATGGCACTGCAAACACTATGAAGATATTGCAAGCCAAAATGGAGAACGCTAAAGCCGCATTGGGTGCTGGATTACTACCTGTGTTTCAAGGTTTATTGTTAGTTTTAAAACCTATTATTAGTGGCTTAGAAAAGTTTGGTAATTTTCTTTCTAAAAATAAAGATGATGTAAAAGTATTTGTTATTGCCATAGCCACTTTTACCGCCACTTGGGGTGCTTACACCATTGCTGTTAATGCGGCCAAGATTGCACAAGCGGCATTTAACGCTGTATTAAAAGTTAATCCTATGGTGGCTATTGCTACCGCTATTGGTTTAGTAGCCGTAGGTTTAGTTAGATTATTTAAATCCAATGAAGCGTTTAGAAATGCTGTGATTGCTACTGGCAAAGCAGGCTTAATGGCGTTTGCATCTATTGTGCCTATGATCGGTAAAGTATTTGAAGGCATTATGAAAGTAGCAACAGGTCCATTGCGTGCCTTGTTGTCTGCTCTTTCACATCTTCCTGGTGTGGGTAAATACGCCAAGGCTGGCCTAGATGTTATGAACAAAGGGCTAAATGGCATATCTGATTTTGCTGACGGAGCGGCTAGAAAGGCTAAAGAACTAGCCTCTAATTTAGATAAATTAGGTAAAGAGGCTGACAAATCTGCCAAGAAAGTTGATACAGCAGTTAAAGGTACAACCACTGGCGGCGCAAGCAAAGGCGGCGGAATAAGCGCGGCTGATAAAAAGAAAATTGATGGGTATATGAAAGATGTAAAAGAAATTTATGCCCAAATGAATGAGGTAACTGCTGAGGCGGCTGAGAAAAAGGCTGAAGAATTAAAAGATTACCAAGACAAACAATTTGAATTACACAAGCGTTATGATGAACGCGTATTAGATATTACTAAGTCTTACAATAAAAAAATTGTAGAGATAGAAAAAGAAAAACAAGAAAGAATTACAGATCTGCAAAAAGTTGCCGCAGAAAAAAGATCTGATTTAGTCAAGTCTGCCGCAGAAAAAGAACGCTCTATTCTGCAACAATCTATTGACCGTTTACGCTCAGCCTTTGCATCTAAGACATCATTCAATTTAACTGAGGCTTTTGGAACAGGATCTACTGCTACTGGTTTAATTACTAAACTAAAAGAAAGTTTAACTGGCGCTAAAAAATTACAAGAAAACGCCGCAGATCTTGCTGGTAAAGGTTATAGCCAAGTATTTATTGAAGAAGTAGTTAAGAACGGTCCTGAGATTGGCAACAAAATTGCTGAGGCTCTCAAAGCCGCAGGCCCTGAAGCAACTAAAGAATTACAAGATCTTTGGAGCGCAGTAGATACAACATCAAGAACTGGATTAGATGCACTAGCGGCAACTATGAACGCTGGCGGAAAATTGGCCACTGATGAATTACGCACCGCTTATTCACAGGTGGCAATAGATCTCAAAAACTCTTTAGCGGAAGTAGATGCTGAATTATTACAAAGCATGGCAGAGGCTAATAAGGCTTACTCAGAAGCCATGACTGAAGCAAAGATAGTCAGAGATGAAGCACTTGCTGAAGCACAAAAAGATTTAACTGATGCTTTATTAAAGGCTCAGAAAGAATATGAAAAGGCGATTGATGAAATCAACAAGGCCACACAAAAGAAGTTAGATGATTTACAGGCTAAGTTAAGAGAAACTATGGCATTAATTGCGGCTATAAGCGCGGCACAAGCGGCGGCGGCATCTATGGCTAGTGCTACTGTTTCTCCTTATGTGACTAGCGGACCATTTAATGCAAACGGTGGCGTTGGCAATACTCCTTATGGTCCATCAAGTTCAGTAACAGTAAACAATCAATTTAATTCAACTACGCCACCTAATCCAAATACAGTGAGCCAAGCGGCAGTAAGTGGTATTAAATATGGAGCGGCAATTGTTCCTACATCTAATTTTACTTATGGCGCTGGCAATCCTAAATCTCCAGTTGTTGTAGCGCCTAAACCTTCATCTACATTTACCTACGGATCAGGCAATCCTCTATACGGAATGAAAACTAAATAATGACAGTCTTAACACAGGTATATTCCTTTTCATTTAATGGTTTAACTTTTGGAGGCGCTAATTCCCCCTATCAAATACTTAGCGTAGATGGCTTAGAAAGTCTGCCAGGTATCCGTAATCAAGATGATAACCGTGGATATGCAGATGGCATGTTTACAGGTAGAGATTTCTTGGCTGGCCGTAATGTAACTATTTTGTTTAACACTTTTGGAGAAGGCAATAACTCTGCTCAAACAAATTTAAACACAATTCAGTCCACCTTATTACCTCAACAACAAGGCACTACTCCGTTATATTTTAAATTGCCTTCTCAGGTAGTACAAGAACAATTTATTGATGCCCGTGTGCGTCAATTTAATACAAGCATTGACCCTAACTACACTTATGGATACATTACAAGCCAAGTTCAATTCTTTTGTCCTGATCCTAACTATTACAACAACAACTTGCAGACAGCCACACTTGCCTATTTGCCTCCTACTGGCCGTACCTATAACCGCATTTACAACCTTGTTTATGACCCTTCTACTGCGGTTATTACTACTACCGTAAACAATGTGGGTTGGGCTACTACCTATCCAACTATCACTTTGGTTGGTCCTATCATTGATCCAATACTAGGAAATTTAACAACTGGTGATTCATTAGAATTTAACTGCACATTGACTGGTGCGGACACTCTTGTAGTAGATCTTTACAATAAACTAATCACACTTAATGGTAATCCTGCCCGTAATTTATTGGCATCAGGAACTTGGTTTGCCGCTCCCCCAGGTAACTCCATATTCACATTGACTGGTGATGCTGGAAGCACCGTGATTAACCAAACTCAGGCTACTATTACCTGGTATTCCGCTTACATTTAGGAGAGAAATGACATTACATACCCCACCAAGTTGGTTGCAAAACGGATCTCACCCTGCGGAAAATGACCGTCTAACTACACAAGCATTGTGGGCAACTACTGGAATTATTAATACTTCCTCTTTGGCGGTAACTGCAAATTCTCCTGTAAACATGTCTGTAAATGTGGCTAGTGGTTGGGCCGCTATTGTTGGTACTACTCAGCCAAACATGGGTACTTATGTTGCTTACAATGACGCAACCGTAAATTTACCAATTACTACCGCTAACCCTACACACCCACGCATTGATCTTGTGTGTATGACCGTAAATGATTCTTATTATTCAGGTGCTTCAGATAATGTTATTTTGCAAGTTGTTGCTGGAACTGCAATTGCATCTCCAGTACCACCTGCAACTCCTGCTAACTCAATTGCTTTAGCAGAGGTAACAGTACCTGCTGGCGCTCTTTCTATATCAAGCGGTGATATTTCAGATGAAAGAGTTGAAACCACAACCAATGTTCCAGTAACAGGTGACATTACAGGTGTTACAGCAGGCACGGGATTAAGCGGTGGTGGTACAAGCGGTACTGTAACTCTTTCAATTAATACATCAGTAACGGCTGATTTAACAACTGCGCAAACACTTACAAATAAATCATTAACATCACCAAGAATAAATCTTGGAATTACAACAGATACAACTACGGCATTTACTCCTGCTATTGGAGATAATGGAAAACTTGTAACTTTAAGTAATGCTGGCTCAATAACTGTAACTATTCCTCCATTTAGTAGCGTGGCTTATCCAGTAGGCGCACAATTAAACTTTGTACAACTAGGAGCAGGTCAAGTTACTTTTGCGCAAGGCGCAGGTGTAACTATTGTTTCAACTGGCGCAACAGCATCAGCCCCTGCATTACGCGCTCAATATTCTTCAGCAACTGCAATCTGTACATCTGCGGACAATTGGTTAATTGCAGGTGATATAAGTTGAGTAGATTAGCCTTAACCCCAACAAATGTACCTGCAAGCGCAACAGATATTAATAATCCCACCCTGCGCCAAGGCGATCTTTATTACAACACTACAACAGGTTTGATGGTCTATAACGGTACTGCTTGGGTAGCGGTTAGCACATCAACTACAAATGAACTAGATGCTGGTGTATTTGATAGCATTGCCCCATATCAAGGCGGTTTCCCTAGCGATACAGCAACACAAACTTTTAACGGAGGTACTCCATAATGGCCGTAGTAACCCAAATTCAAGTACGCAGAGGAACTGCCTCTCAATGGTCGGCAACTAATCCAGTATTAGCCGCAGGTGAGTGGGGCTATGAAAGCGATACCAACAAAGCAAAAATTGGTAATGGATCATCTGCCTGGAACTCTTTATCTTATTTTGGCGGTACAGGAACTGTATCTAGCATTACTGCTGGCACAGGTTTATCAGGCGGAACAATTACAAGCACAGGCACTATTGCTATTGATACTGCTACAACTGTTGATGTATCTACCGCACAAACATTAACAAACAAAACTTTAACTACACCCACTATTACACAAGGTCAAGCAACACCATCATTTTCTGCAAACGCTTACACACTAGCCTCTAGTGATGCTGGAAAATTACTTCTTGCATCAAATGGCGCAACCGCAGGATCAGTAAACATTCCAACAGATGCAACTTTTAACTTTGCACTAGGAACTCAAATTACTATTTTACAAACTGGTGCAGGTCAATTAACTATTCAAGCAACAACTCCTGCCACAACTACTATCTATTCAACAGGTGCTACATCAACCACACCTAAATGCAGAGCGCAATATTCTGCAATAACAGTTTTAAAAACAGCCGCAAATACTTGGTACGCCATGGGAGATATTGCCTAATGCCAATTCTAGGAGTTATTGCTTCATCTACACGCCAAGGTCAGGCTACTGATACTGGTGTTATGTTTCCTATATTTACTACAACAGTAACTTCTACTGCGGCATCAATAACATTTTCTAACATACCTTCAACTTATACACATTTACAATTAAGAGGCATAACTATAACTGGCGCTAGTTTAGGGTCAGATTTAATTATGAGATATAACAGCGATACTGGAAATAATTATTCTTTACATGGAAATTTTACTGGCGGAACAAATGCAAGTTCTTACAATAACATTAATTATGGTTATGCTAGTTGCGGAATTCAAGGACAATCTGCTGGACCTGCATCATTTATATGCGATATATTAGAATACAAGAATACAAGCATTTACAAAACAAGTAGAGCAATAAGTGCTTTCCAAAACAACAGTCAAGGTAATTTATATGCTATTAGCAGCAACTGGCGCAACACTAACGCAATAACTACGATTTCTATACAGGCGTACCCTAGTAATAATTTTTTACAAGGCACAGTAATATCTCTATATGGATTGTTGGGTTAATCAATGAGTACATACACACCAATAGCATCTCAAACTACAACTGGAACAACAGCATTAATATCTTTTACTAATGTTCCGCAAACATATCAAGATTTAGTTTTGGTTTGTCAATCAAAAATAAGCACAAGTTTTGCTGATATTGGTTTGCAATTCAATAATGATACAGGTGCTAATTATGCAGATGTGTTAATAGTTGGGTATGTTTCAACTGCGGCTGGTGGTGTTCACAATAATGCTAACTTTTTAAGAGGCTGGTATTTAAGTTCAAGTGAAACATATACCATGATCAATTTGATGGATTACCGTAATACAACAAATTACAAACAAGTAATAGGTAGAAGCGCCACAGTATCCGCTAATGAAATTGAAGTTGCAGCAGGTAGTTATAGAAGCACTTCACCAATTACAACCATAACACTTACACCGCAAGCCGCAAATTTCTTAGCCAATTCAACTTTTAATTTATATGGAATTGCATCAGGTGGCGGATACGCTCTTGGTGGAGATATTGTTACAACAGATGGAACTTATTGGTATCACACATTTTTATCATCAGGTGCATTTACTCCAACAAAAGCATTAACTGTTGATTATCTTGTTGTTGCTGGTGGTGCTGGTGGTGGAGATGACAATGCAGGCGGAGGTGGTGCTGGTGGACTTCGCTCAACTGTTACTGCAACTGGCGGTGGCGGCAGTTTAGAAACTGCTTTATCTGTGACTGCTCAGGCTTACGCTGTGACTGTTGGCGCTGGTGGTGCAGGTGCAACAATTAATGGTAATAGAGGTGTAAACGGTTCTGATTCTGTATTTAGTACCATTACATCAACTGGTGGCGGAGGTGGTGGTGGTGATACTTCAGGCCAAAGAACTGGTGCAAATGGTGGCTCTGGTGGTGGCGGTGCTGGTAATTCAGCATCTGTTGGCGGTACAGGAATTACTGGATCGCAAGGTTATGGCGGTGGAACTGGTTCATTTACAAGTCCTTCTGTTTCTATTGGTGGTGGCGGCGGTGGTGCAAATGCAGTCGGCGCAAACGCTAGTGGTACACAAGCAGGAGTGGGTGGCGCAGGTGTAGCAACATCAATAACTGGTTCATCTGTAACTTATGCTGGTGGTGGTGGCGGTGGCGCACAAAATGGTACTGCTGGTGCAGGTGGTGCTGGCGGTGGTGGTGCTGGTGCAACATCAGGAACAGGAACTGCTGGAACTGCAAACACAGGTGGTGGCGGTGGTGGTGGTTGTACTGCTGGCGGTAATGGCGGTAACGGTGGTTCAGGTATTGTGATTGTGAGGTATGCGGTCTAATGGCACTTAATCCAAACATGACATTAATTGAGGCTAAAACTGTAAGTGTGGCTGTGTCATCTGTATCTTTTACAACTATTCCACAAACATACACTGATTTGAAAATTCTAATATCAGGTAGAAATTCATATACTTCTACTGGTATTGAGGTCACATTTAATAGCACAAGTAGTGGTTACAATTCTAGGCGTTTGTATGGTGGCGGTACTGGTAATATGGCAACAGACACTTTTGGAACTACTTATGTTTCTAACACTTCAATCACTGATTCAAGTCAAACAGCGTTAATATTTGGTAATGGTGAAATTTACATACCAAATTACGCAAACACATCTATAAATAAAATTGTTTCAATAGACGGAACATCAGAAAATAACGGCACTTCATCTTATTACATGTTTACTAATTCAATTTGGTCAAATACATCAGCAATAAATACCGTAACAATTAAAGCCGATACTGGAAATTTAGAAGTAGGTACAAAAGTTTATTTATACGGCATAACTTCTGCATCTGTTGGCGCTAAAGCAACTGGTGGCGCAATAATGGAAGATGCTAATTATTTTTATCATGTATTTGGTACATCAGGCGTATTTACTCCAACGCAATCATTATCTTGTGATACATTAGTAATTGCAGGTGGTGGTGGCGCAGGCGGTACTGGTAGCGGTAATGACGGAGGTTCAGGTGGTGGCGGTGCTGGTGGTTACCGTTTATTAACCAGCCAATCAATGACAACAACCGCATATACAATTACAGTTGGTGCTGGTGGCGCTGGAGGTGCTACTAATAGTATTGGAAGTAATGGTTCTACTTCTTCAATAGCAGGTTCAGGCTTTTCTACAATTACTTCTTCAGGTGGTGGTGCTGGTTCTGCACAATTTAGCGGTACTGCTAATAATGGTGGTTCAGGTGGTGGCGGTGGTTGGACAAGAAGTAACGGAACAGGTAATTCAGGTGGTTATAGTCCAGTAGAAGGATTTGATGGCGGAATTGGCGGAACAGGATCACCAGGTAGTACAAATGTTGGCGGTGGTGGCGGTGGCGGTGCTGGCGCTGTTGGTGGCGGAACAACTGCAACTCATGTGAGCGGTGTTGGTGGTAATGGTTCATCTTCTGCATCTAGTTGGGGATTAGCAACTAATACTGGTCAAAATGTTTCAGGAACTGTTTATTATGCTGGTGGTGGCGCTGGTGGAATTTGGTCAAATGGCACTACTAGCGGTGCGGCTGGTTATGGTGGCGGAGCAATTGGTGTTAATAGTGGTAATGGTATAAACGCAACCGCAAACACAGGTGGTGGAGGTGGCGGAACTGGAGCAAATGCTAGTAATAGTGGTGGCTCAGGTGGTTCAGGTCTAGTCATAGTAAGATATGCGAAATAAGGAGAAATGAATAACATGGCACACTTTGCTGAAATAGATGAAAACGGAACTGTACTTAGAGTTCTAGTAGTAGGAGATGACCAAGAACATAGAGGTCATGATTTTCTTGCTAATGATCTAGGACTTGGTGGTACATGGGTTCAGACTTCATACAACAACCGCATACGCAAACAATATGCTGGTGTTGGATTCAAGTATGACGCAGATGCTGATGTATTTATTGCGCCAAAACCTTTTGACTCATGGACATTAGATGATAACCATGATTGGCAAGCACCAGTAGCCAAACCTGATGATGAAAATATCTATAACTGGAATGAAGAAAACCAAGAATGGGAGATTGTAAATGTCACTGAATAAAATGATTGTAGATTGCTCAACTGGCAAGACAACTATTGTGCCTTTGACTGCACAAGAGATTGCTGAAAGAGATCAAGCCGCCGCTAAATATGCAGAAGAACAGGCAGAGCGTGAGGCCCAAGCCCAAGCACATGCCGCTCTTAAAGAGTCAGCAAAGGCTAAATTAGTTGCTGGAACACCTTTAACTGAGGAAGAAGCCGCCGCACTGGTAATCTAGCGGTATGCCAGTAACCACATACCGATACTTATTGGTTGATCTTTTAACCAATGAGATCATTGCTGAACTCCCATTAACAGAGGTTGGCTTTACCCAACAGTTAAATCAGCCTGGAACTTTCCAGGGCCACTTACTTTTGTCAGGTATTAACACATTTCAATTTAATGTTGATCCATCTACTATCCCAGGCAAATGCGGTATTTATGTAGATCGCAACGGAATTTTGGTATGGGGTGGAGTTATTTGGGGGCGCTCATATAACAGCACTGATCAAACAGTTACTTACTATGCCCGTGAATGGTTATCTTATTTTGAGCGTAGGCGTATTACCCAAGATGTTGAATTTACAGGAATTGATCAATTAGTTATAGCCAAAACATTAATTGAAGATGCACAGACCGCCGCTTATGGTGACATTGGCGTGTTGTATAACCAATCAGGTCAAACAGTTTCAGGAGTTCTTGTTGATCGCGTTTATTATTATTATGAAATTAAAGGCGTGTTTCAAGCAATCCAGGATTTATCCCGTCAGTCAGATGGGTTTGATTTTTATATTGATGTTTTTTATGACCCAATCACAGGCTTACCTGCTAAATCATTTAACACTTATTATCCCCGTAGCGGTTTAGTTTATGATCCTGATGACATAGATGTTCCAGTATTTGAATTTCCCGCAGGTAACATTGTTGAGTATGAATATCCTGAAGATGGATCTATTGCGGCTAATTCAGTTTACGCATTAGGCGCTGGATCTAATGAAGGTAAATTAGTTTCTAACGCACAAGATGCCACAAAATTTGTTGATGGTTGGGCATTACTAGAGGACCAGGCTAACTATTCAGATGTTACGGATCAAACCGTGTTAGATAATCTAGCGGTAGGTGCAGTAACAGCCCTGGCCTATCCACCAATAACTATGAAGATAGTTGTACCTGCTTATGTAGATCCTGAATTTGGATCTTACGCAGTCGGAGATGACTGCCGCATAATTATTAGAGATGACCGTTTTCCTAATGGATTTGATGAAGTTTTCCGTATAGTTGGTTTAACAGTTCAACCAGGAGAAGATGGACCTGAACGCGTAACGCTTTCATGTACAACAGGAACGGTGCAGTAATGGGTTACATAAATCAACCGCCTCAATTGCAGGCTATGTTTGCTGACTTAGAACAAAGATTACGCAAACTAGAAACAGCCGCTAGATTTACAGCACCAAGTGTTGCATTAGAACCAACTTATCCACGGGTGGGTGACATCATTTATGACAACGCAGTTGATTTAATGAAATATTGGAACGGCACAGCCTGGGTAGAGTTTGCAGACAACAACCTGGGAACATCAATTATTACAACCAGTAACGCCACTTTAAAAACAACCAACAACAACATTGTTTTTACTGGACAACCGCTTATTATTGAATCGCAACGCGTTGGAAAATTGCTTTCTGCTTATGCTGAAATTACAGGCACTACTGTGAGCAACTGGGGAACAGGACAAATTTATTTTCAACTGCCAGCAGGTTTTCCTACATTTGCACATGATGTTGTAGCCCCAGGCGCTATAACAGATAACGGAACAACTTACACAATTTTTGGGGTTATTACTCAGGGTGATAACAAAATGTATTTATTTAGCCCTACTTCTAACGGTGGGTCAGACATTGTAGATTACAACTCTCCAACAGTTTTAGATACAACTTCTGTAATTGTTCTTAATGGCGTTGCTTTAATCGCTTAATTGTTACAATAATTCCATGCAAATCAATATGGATACCGCACTTGTTGCTATTCAATTAATTACATATCTAGTGGCTTTTCCTTATGGCGTATTTAAAATATGGCGCAAGTTAGATACAAGATTAGTTGAACAAGAAAACAGATTAATACGCATTGAAAGTCAGTTTCATAGAAATGGTGGATCATCATTAAGAGATGCAGTTGATCGTATGGACAGAGATTTAGCAAAACTTACTGGCCGTTTTGATCAACACATAGAGGAAAAGAATGGCTAAAAAATCTAAAACAAAACACCCGTTCAATGACACAGTTATTAAAGATGGTTGGATTGTTAAAGTACGCAAAGACGGAAGAATTAAATCTAAGATAGAACCATACCGCCCAGGCCGCCCAAAGAAGGTTTAACATGACACTTGATGTAAACAAAATTTTAAATTTATGCAAGGCAGAATTAAATTACACAGAAGGCCCAAACAATGACACAAAATTTGGTAAATGGTTTGGATTAAATAATCAACCATGGTGCGCTATGGCCGCATCTAAAATGTATTTTGATGCAGGCATAATTAAAAGCGTATCTGACAAATCAAAAGGTTACGCATCTTGTGATTTATGGTTAAAATATTTAACAAAAAATAATCAAATAATTCCCGTGGGCCAGGCTCAACCAGGCGATCTTGTGTTTTTCCAGTTTGATGATGATGCCGCCGCAGACCATGTAGGCATAGTCAAATGGCACAATAAAGCGCTTAAATACATACAAGTATATGAGGGCAACACATCTAGCGGAAAATCAGGTAGCCAAAGCAACGGTGACGGGTATTATTTACGCAGGCGTGATTACAAAACCATCATGGCAATAGCACGCCCAAAGGGGTAGAAATGAATACAAAAATGAAAGCCGCTCTAGCATCTTACGCACGCTCATTTATTGTTGCTAGCGTTGCTGTTTATAGCACTGGAGAAACAAGCCTAAAGGCTATGGCTTTTGCTGGCCTAGCCGCAATTGCTGGTCCTGCAATACGCGCAATCAATGTCAAAGATCCCGCATTTGGATTTGTTGCTGATGCGGTAACTGCTGAACTAAATAAATTGCTGAAGGCAGACAAGAAGAAGTCCGCTAAAAAGAAGGCATAAAGAAACGCCCCGCTACGGCGGGGCTTTCTTGCTTTTAGGGATCATGCTGTAATCTATGCGTGGGAGGTTTATATGGCATTAGACAAAGCAATACAATCAATCTTGGATTCAAGAAAGGTGCATAACGGCTTGGGTAAATGTGCTTACCAGGCTCTTTATGATTCTTTAAGTAAAGAAGATCAAAAAACTTTAGATGACGCATGGGCAAAAAATTACCCAGTTAATTTATTAGTTCAAGCATTAAGGGCAGATGGACACAAGTGCAGTGCTGACACAATCAGAACGCACAGAATGGGAACTTGTAAGTGTCCAAAAGAGTAAAAGAAATTCTTGATGATCGCCAAAGTGAATACGGAAGCGCTCACAAAAATTTTATATCTATCGGGCGAATGTGGGGCGCTCTATTAGATATTGAAGATATTGAACCTGAGATAGTGGCATTGATGTTTGATGCCGCTAAATCAATAAGAATTACAGCCAATCCTAAACATGAAGATTCTTGGTTGGACAAAGAAGGTTATATCCACCACGGAAAGGCAATAGTGTTTAACAATGAGTCTTGAAAAACGATTAGAAGAATTCCCTGAAGGTGTTGAGTCAGAAGATGTAAAAGAATTGCGTGCGGCAATGATGCGTTTGCAAAAACAATTAAAGAAAGCCAAAGAACGCACAGAAGATTTAGTTAGTAGTACCTATCAGGGCGCACATGATGCCATGCTTACATTGGGCAAAGTGCCACCAGTTACACCGCCGCCTGTTGATGCCCGTAGAAAAGCAGAAGTTGCTTTGTGGCACATGACAGATTGGCAAGGCGCTAAAAGAACACCTAGTTACAACTCAGAAATTATGCGTCAAAGAGTTTTAGAATTTGCGGCTAAGGCTGTAAGAATTACAGAAATTCAAAGAGCAGATCACGCCGTAAAAGATTGCACAATTATGTTTGGCGGTGACATGGTTGAAGGTTTATTTAATTTCCCAGGACAAGTGTTTGAAATTGACAGCACATTGTTTGAACAATATGTGAATGTAAGCCGCTTATGTATGGACTTAGTGCGTGTTGCGTTGGCTAATTATGAGAAAGTTACGGTCATTGCAGAATGGGGTAACCATGGGCGCATAGGATCTAAGCGGGATAATGTTCCTAGATCAGATAACTTTGACCGCATGTGTTATGAATTAGCACGCCAATTACTTAAAGATGAAAAGCGTTTGGAATGGAAAGATTGCCCTGATGATATTCAACGGGTAGAGATTGGCAATTACAAAGCGTTATTGATTCACGGTGATGAAGTTGGCAGGAACGGTTTTGCATCTCCTGGTGCAATTGTTCAGCATGTAAACCGTTGGCGGTCAGGTGCTTACCCTTGGGATTTTAGAGATGTTTATATTGGTCATTACCACACACATGCAGAGTGGGCTTTGGCTAATGGTGAAGGATCTGTATTCCAAACTGGATCAACTGAGTCAGAGAACAGATACGCTGGAGTTATGTTAGCCGCTAGCGCCACACCATCACAAAGATTACATTTTATTGACCCAGTAAAAGGGCGCGTAACTGCGGCGTACAAAGTATGGCTGGATTAATTTGTGAACATGTTTACAAAAGTATGGGATCTGAAATTTGCCCACTGTGCGCACAATGTACGCACGATATAAATTGGACAGTACAAAATAAATTACAGGAAGAATGGAAAATAAATAACCCTGATGCGGGTTATATTGGTTGGACCTCTATTTAAATTCCCAGTAGATCAATTGCATCTACTGCATCATCTAAATTTTTAGGGTGTTCTGAACTGCATGTACCACAATTTTTACACATCTTCACCCTCAATATAATCATCTACATCATCTGATCTGATGTCTAAATTATTCACTTTGCAGATTTCTAGCGCTCCTTCAAATAAACCCAAAGCCCTATTAGTCATATCGTGCATTTGATCGGGATAAATTGCGTCACTTTCTACCTCAATTATTAAATTAAATAGAGATAAATGAACTCTTGCACCTGCTGATCCTGATTGTGTAGCCATAAATCAACCGCCTCTCACCTGGGATTTTCTCACTTTTTGGGGTAATTAATGAATTCTTTTCCCGACACGCTCCCAGGGCATTAATTACGGTGCTTGTAATTGTCAGACCCGCCCCCCATAATTTCCCCACCAAGAGCCACAAGGCTCACATACAGGAAGGCAAGGCAATGGCAGGAAACTTTGAAGGCTACGAAACCGCCGCAGAGCGTCTAGTACGAATTCATGCAGACCACAAAGATCTACGGATTCACGCAAAAATTATTGATGTAGTGCGTGATCCTGAAACATTACGGCCCATTCAATACATTGTTGAAAGCCAAATTTATTACGGTGATGTTTTAATGTTTGTTGATGTAGCAGAAGAAATGGTTGGCAGTTCTTTTGTAAACAAATCATCAGCACTAGAAAACGCATCTACAAGCGCAACTGGCAGAGCATTAAGTCTTGCTGGTTATTTAGGTACAGATCCAAATACAAAAAAACCAACACGGCCTTTGCGTCAAGATATGGAAAAGGCACAGCGCGTAGAAGCACCTGAAGCAAAAACTCCAAAAGCAAAACGCGAATACACACAAGAAGAAGTGGCTAGCGCTACCGCAATAATGGCTTTGATTGATGGCACTACTGATTTAGATGAACTTAAATCAGCCTGGCAATTAAATGCTGATCTTCTAGATGTAAGTGTTGATGGCACTACATTGCGTGATGCAATCCTTGCAAAGAAAAATGAATTAAATGCTTGATGACAACAAGGTTGTAATTGCCCATAACGCACAGCGCACATCTATTGCCGCCGCTCAAAAGATCCTGCCAAAAACAGGATCACTACGCCGCAAGGTATATGAGTACATTTTGAACCAAGGGCTACGCGGTGCAACAGATCAAGAAATGGAAACCACACTAAACATAGATGGCAACACCATCAGACCTACCAGGATAAGTCTTGTTAAAGATGGATTTATTATGGACACAGGAACAACAAGAAAAAACCAACACGGAAATGATTGCATTGTTTGGCGATCAGCAGAGGAAGGCATGTTGCTATGAGTGATAAACAAAAAAAGTTCAAACCTGATGCTGGATTTGTAGTAGCCGTGCATCAAAATATCCTGGGCATTAGAGCGGTTGCATCAGCCCTGGACATCTTCCCTGAAGCATTGGCTGAGGCTATGGAGGAAATGGGATTTCAATTTATACCTGATCCTTTTAACCTATCTTCAGATGCAGGCAAAGTAATTGCATTGCAAGAAAAACATAAGAACTCAAACTTACAAGTTGTACAAGATCCTGTACCGCAAGGAGAGCCTGCTGATGAATGAAATAATTACACCTGCAATGATAGAAAAGCGTTTGCGGGAACTATCTAAAGAAATAGACCAAGCGCATGAAAATATGGTTGATTTGGAATTGGATTATCACCAAACTAAATCTAAATATGAATTAGCCGTAGCCCGTACACGCATTAGCCTTACTCAAAAATCTGCACCTAATGGAAAAAATTACACAGTAGGAGAGCGTGAGGATTTAGCATTAATTGAAAATGCTGAATTACATGAGCGTATGGGAACAGTAGAGGCTTTGGTAAAAGCGGCTCGCGCTAATACTATACGGCTCAAAACCCAGGTAGAGATTGCAAGATCCGTTGGAACTTCAGTCCGCACCAGTATGGACCTAACATGAGATCAATAATTTTTTTGTGCTTTGGTTTATTTTTTGGTTATTGGTTTCATTACGCACGCATGTTTTTTCATTTAATGCAGGCGCAGAAAACATTAAAAGAGGCAGAAATTTTAATGGAGTCAGTGCAATTGGATATGGACAAAATGGTTTTAGACACCCGCGCAATTTTTGGTGAAGAACAATGGAATGAGGACAAACTGTGATTGATCTACAAGATCTGCTAACTAAATCATTAGTTGGCCATGATCAATCCAGGGCTAGATCTAAACAAATAGAGATAGGTCCATCAAGTGCTGGCGGTTGCAGGCGCAGGGTTTGGCATGATTTAAAACAGACGGAAAAAACAAATCAGACTGAAACTCTTGCCGCAATCTTGGGTACTTTTATTCATAGCGGTGTAGAAAAATCAATACAGCGTTTAGATCCATTTGGTGATAATTATTTAATTGAGTTAGAAGTAAGTCACGAAGGGCTAAAAGGTCATTGTGATTTATTTATTAAAGATCAAGGGCTGGTTGTAGATTGGAAAACAACTACAAAAAAAGGCGCTAGATACTTTGGCAATCAACAACAACGCTGGCAAATCCAACTTTACGGTTGGCTATTAGCAAACAATGGTTATGAAGTAAAAGATGTTGCCCTAGTCGGTATTCCCCGTGATGGCGGCATGAAGGACATCTTGGTACACAAAGAACCATATAACCCCGCAATTGCATTAGACGCATTGGATTGGTTACAGGAAATCAAAGATATTGTGGCGCAAAATAAAACTGCACCTGAACCTGAAAAGCCAATTGCATTTTGTGCATCTTATTGTCCGTATTACGATCCAACGGGGGAGATAGGTTGCCCAAGTACAGCGAAGTAGATTGGGAAAAAGCAGGTTGTAAAGAAATTTACACTGATCTTTTTTACCGCGTAGAAGAAGAACGGAGCGTGTTGGCGTATGAAAACATCAACGCATTACGCAGTATTTGCGCGGCTTGCCCTATTTGGAAAGATTGTCTAACTTACGCCATGGAGAATGAAAATTACGGAGTGTGGGGCGGAATGACTAGCATTGAAAGAGTGGGCATCAGATTTCCTAGCAAATACCCAAATCAATTAAAACGCGCCATTGATTCTTTTGAAAAATTAGGAATTAGTTTAGATCAGATTGAGGAATGTCTATGAGCATCAGATTGATGTCAGATGTTTGGAGAACAAGTTTGCCAACAGTGGAGAAGATGGTTCTGTTGGTAATTGCTGATCACGCAAATGATGAAGGAACGCAATCGTATCCATCACAAGCCACTATTGCTTCCAAAGCATCTATCAGCATCAGGACCGTACAGCGATCTGTAAACAATTTGGTTGAGCGGGGATTCATCAGAATGTTTAAAGGCGCTGGCGGTTCTGCTAATTGCAGAGAGGACCGCAGGCCGCATCTTTATCAGATTAATATAAATAAATTACGGGCTGACATTGTGACGGGGCGTAGCAATGACGCTAACGGGGTGACATTGACGGCAGTAACGGGTGGACAATCACGCCCTATGAACCACCCTAGAGAAACATCAATTAAACCATCAGAGTTGTTTGAAGAATTTTGGAAAATCTATCCACGCAAAGTTGCTAAACAAGCCGCTTTCAAGTCATGGCTAAAAGCAATTCAAACAACTGAACCACAGATCATCATAGAAGGGGCTACAAGGTACTTATCAGACCCTAATAGAGTTCCAACATACACAGCACACCCCGCAACATGGATAAACGCTCACAGGTGGCTTGATGACGCTTTGCCAGTGCGTAATTTATCTCCTGAAGAAAAGAGGGAAAAAGAATTACAACAAAGCAAAGAGAAAACAGAACGCGAGCGCCAGGAATTTGTGGAGTGGCAGAGGGAACAAGAATTACAGCGACAAAGAGCCGTACCACCACCACAAGAATTACGGGAACTTGTCAAAAAGATTGCTACAAAATAACGCAAACATTATCCGTAACTGTTACCATTAATGTAATTATTACAGATAGGAGTTGTAATGAAAGCGCATACTGTTGAACCAGGTGTTTTACAACCAGGTGATCATGTTGTTGCTAAAAATAAAGATCTAACTATCAAATACATTGAAGGCCCTGACAGATGTGGCGCTTATGATATTTACGGAATAGATCAAACTGGACATGACCAAATTGTAATTGTGACGGATTTAGTTACACTTTATATGTGATAACTTTTGAAGTAAAAGGACAACCGATCCCACAGGGATCTATGAAAGTTATTCATGGCCGTGTTATTCATTCACAAGGATCAGCGCTCGCATCATGGAGAAGCGCAATTGCATTAGCCGCAAAACAAGCGGGTGCAAAACCACATAGCGAAGCAGTAATGATTGAAATGATATTTACATTTGTAAAACCAAAAACTGTTACAAGACAAGATCCATCTGTTGCTCCTGATTTAGATAAATTAGTTAGAGCAGTTTTAGATGGACTAACTGCAATTGCATACCGTGATGATGGGCAGGTAACTAACCTGTGGGCTACCAAGGAATATGGCCCTGAACCTGGGGTTTGGGTGCAAGTGTGGCCCAAATCACCCTTTTCCCAGGAAAATGAGCGTAAAAAATCCTAAAAAAAGTGCCACAAATGCTTGCAATCATCTTGCCAAAGTCCTAGTATTTCTTTTGTAGGGGAAAAGTTCCCCAAAAAGGAGCAAGGCAAATGAACACAGTAATATCAGATGACAAGTTGCAATTAATATTTACAGGCAAGCGTATGAACGCTCGCTTTGAATACAATGTAATTTTTCAAGATGTAGATGTAGCCCGTCAATTAACTTTTAAAACTATTTGGGCTAACAACAAAGTTGAAGCAACACAATTAGCCCGTGAATACGGTATCCGCTTTATTGATTCCCGCCCAGTTGTAATTCAGAAGGTGGGTAACTAATTATGAATTCACTACCTAGATTTAACGAAGCGAATAAATATGTTGTTACAGCAATTAGCCCAACAGGTGCAGTCAATATGGAAAAATTTATTGAAGGCGATTACCTTTCTTGGGATTCAAAAGTTATGAATGATAAATCTAACATGGAAGAACACATTGCTAGTTTGATTAAACAACAATATCCAGTAATTGTAACTCAGACAACACTTGATCAAACAGGTAAAGTTGATTACCAGGTTGTCATTAATATTCACCCTGAGTCAGTTACATGCCGTTGCAACAAAGGAATTCTTTGCCCATTAAACAAATCACAAGTTAATTACTACCAAGGCAAACTTGTTACTAGAGAAATGTTGGCCAAGTAATTATGACTAAATACATCACTTGCAAAAAATGTGGCGTTGAAAATCTTGTTTGGGTTTTTAGCGCCAAGGGCAATTGGTATTTAAGCGATCCAGCCGCCGTTTCTACTACATACGGCGGCAACAAAATAATTCCATTTGCTCACAAATGCAGAGTTCCAAAACCAGGCGATTGCGATTATCACGCGGAGGCAAAGTAATGGATAAAATTTTACCTCCACCTAGACATTATTTTTCATCTCATTGCGATACTTGCGGGATTGATTCACAATTGTTTGTAAATTTTCACCCTGCAATACGGGCTGGCCGCCGTCATATTTGTGACAATAAAAAAATTACAATTTTTCATCACATTTATAGTTACGGTGATGCAGTACCAGTTAAAGAAATTTGGGGAGCAACCGTCTAATGTCAGAAGAACTATTGCCATCTTTACAAGAATTGGCTGACTTGGCCCAAAGGCTGATTGAACTCACCCAGGAGTCCAAATAATGAGAGGCTACAAAATCTTTTTTCCAGCCTCTAGCGGGGCAGGCAAGTGGCATACGGGGTGCAAGATCCTGGGAACTGCCACCTGCGCCCCAATGGTGGTCCTAGACCGCTCCCAAGCCCCTATACATGTCCAGCCTGACCAGGCTCAGGTTCACCCCCTGATCTGCCGCAGGTGTTTATCCCAAAAATAGTTCCAAAATGTGTTTGACATTGTTTCCCAAAAAGGCAATAATTACGCCATAGGGGAAAAGATCCCCACAAAGGAGAAGGCAAATGAACAAGAAGTACACAGGATCAATTGGCGGTAACGGTTTTCAAGATCTTAATTACTATGCAGTTGATCAAATGGTTGCATCAACAATTTCACTAAAATCATTAGCAACCAAGACAACACAATTACAACGCACAGTTAATCAATTAACAAAAATTCTACAAACAATGCCAGCAGAAATGTTTAATTTAATAGGTGCTGACATTCTTGCCGCAGGTGAAAAACTTAATGATGCCGCAGGTGCAATTGCAGTTGCACATGACAAGAAAGCAGGTTTCTAACATGGAGTATATGTACAAAAATCACCGCACAGGTGAAGAAGCCCGTGCATTTGATACAGATTTATTGTTTGGTGCTAAATATCAAATTAAATCAGATCAAGGCAAAGTTGGTTTTTTATCTTGTGTATTTTGTGGCCGCGATACATCTAAACAAGGTAATTCAAATGGCGTAATGGTTAGTGGTGGTGGCGCAACAATTATTCACCCTGAAGATTATGACAAGGCTAAAGATGGTGGCGATATGGGTTGGTTTCCAGTTGGATCTGAGTGCATTAAATTAGTTCCAGCACAATTCAGAATTGCAAACATTTATGAAGATAAGGTACGCGGCGTTTAATTTAACAGCCCGCCCCTAGTGGGCCAGCGCAGATGCAATCTCTGCGGCGGGCGCTAGTAGTACCACCGTGGTACTACTTATTAACGGAAGGCAAACCGTATGACAACAGCAACACAAGAACAAATAGTTAAATCACATGCAAGGGCAAAAGTTGCAGATGCTATTAGCGAAGTAACATCTACAACGGATAATAAATTGACAATTACTACATCAATTTTATTTAATGATTTTCCATGTGTAACTAATTATGGTTATTATGGAACTGATCAATATGATGTGTATGCAATCAGGATTACAATTAGCACAGAAGTTAATTGCGGTTCTGAATACACAGAACCAGGCGTATCGCATTATTACAGAATAAAT